AGAGGTCTGAGACTTAGCTGTTAGAGGCACGTTATCAAATAATCTTGTCAGCTCTGAACTTGGAAGTGAAGTGTATATTTTTTTATTATCAAAATTAATTGATTGAATCTGATCATCTCCCCATCCATTTTCTTGCTTTATGTATCTCTCTATAATATTTACAATACTTGAGTCAGACAGTTTAAAGCATAAGTCAATCTGTATAACATTTTCGTTTCCAGTATTAAATGAAACATTTACAGAATTGTATAAATTCTGCATAGCTCCATTACCATAAAATGTATAGTCAACAAAAAATGCCTTTGGCTCAAACGCTATATCACTAAACTGAGATAGTGCACTATACTCTCCATCCTTGTACTTATATCTATAAGAAAATGATATGAACTTATCAGTCATATAGTTCTTCTCTCCAGACAATGGATTTGCAATAACTACAGGAGACTCTAATGGTGGAGCAACAATAACAGAGATGTCATCCTCTGTAATGTTATCTACTCCCATTGTAGGGTATGCGTACGATCCTCTTGTATTTATTCTTCTTGGAGGATTAAGATTATCCGTCCAGAATAATAGACCGTCAATTAAATCTATTCCATTAACCAGATACTGAGTATCAAAATTTAATACAGTGGTTGATATAACGTGGTAAATAAGTGTATTTGTTCTATCGTTGTAAGATAGAACCATATCTACATTCCCTGGATCTGTTACGAACCAGTATATTGTCTCGTGTTGGCTATCCTCATACGCACCAATACATTTTGCGTTGGTAGATAAAGGATCGCCTTCGTAAAGAATAGACGTTATCTTAGTATTACCTAATGAGTTCTCAATAGCACCAACGCTATTGTTTTCAGTAGATCCTATTCTTATATTTAACGCGTCAATATATTCTCCATCTGGAAGAACTCTCTCGTCAAGCGACTTATTCATTCTACCCTTAAGGAACGTAGTATTTAAATCCATACCTATTTAATCCACTTATCTTTGCCCCTCATATTCATCAATAATCTTCCAGGGTGTATGTTACTCAATCTTATCTTTGCGTTTCTTAAAAGGGCTGTCTTTTCTTTCTTAGCTCTTTCAATTACATACTGCTGAACTCCGTACTTGTTTGTAAGCACGTTATACTTAATATATGCGTACAAGAACTCCTCAGCCATCTTGTTTACAGTAACCTCAGAGTCGTCTCCTCCCTCCATACCGTCAGTAACGTACTCAAGTATGCAAAGCTGACCAGCCATTCCTGATCCAAAGTTTATAACACCTGACTTCTTGTCTATTCTGTACGTAGGGTTTACGTTTGCAGTCTCTGTGTTCAGACCGAATCTTGCCCCGATAGTGTGGTTGAAGTACCACTTACCATCAAGGTTGTATCCTTCTAGTCCGTTAAAATCACCGTCACCTAGATAGATGCTCTTGTTTAACTTATGTATTCTGTCGTAGTCTAATATAGACGTACCCTCTAACACGTTTCCGTCCTGATCAAATAATACTCTACAGCTGTTATCTTGTAGGTATGAGTTACTATAGTTAGTCTGAATGTTCTCAGTCAGCGGTCTTAACACACCGTCCTTGTACAATGATATTCTTACGTAGTTCACGTAGTCTGGTGGTAGTACCAACTTAAGGTCATCACATATACTAAGCTCAACAATCTTAATCTCTTTCAAAGCATCGTAGTTCAATTCTTGAATACCTCTCTTTGCGTGAAAAAGTATCTCGTACTTGTCAACATTATTAACAAGCTTATTGTTACCTACATACATCAACATAAAGTTGTTAACTATATCCTTTAGTGATACATACTGGTACGTTCCCCAGTTTTCATTCTCTGGAGAATTTCCAGCGTTCTCATAGTATTGATAGCCAGTTAAGTATGCCATAATTATTGTTGTAAACTAAATGTTGGTTGTTCGTGTTGTTCTTGACCTAATGCGTAAGCAGCAACATCTTGCTCTCTTATTGATATTCCTGAGTACTGTAATATCTTCATAACCAGTTTATACTCATCCTCCGCTGGAAGCTGGAAGTCTTGGTAATCTAGTTGAGACTGATCGAACATCGGCTCACCATTTGAAAGTGTAATGTACGTCCACTTAGGATCCTTAGGATACGTAAAGTAGGTGCATCTTATGTCGTAATCATTTGCATCACTGATTATGTCAGGATACAATACAATGGTAGATGTTCCTACTGCATTCTGCTCGTATGTATATACTGGGTACATCAACGATGGTCCAGTTAAGTTAGAGTCTGAAAGCATCATTATTCTTGCGTTAGAAACCTTCTCAGCTGTACCGATTCTACTGCCTAAATCATTAAGACAGTCTATCCTTAGTATCATATAGGCTTCACTTCCAGTCGTGTCGATTGATGGTGCAAGCCACTGATTTGCACTATAATTATCTAAATTTGATGTAACCAAGAAAGACTCAAGAGTCTCGGCTATTGGCTGCTCAATATCAGCGTAGTCAGTACCTGACATACGAGCATTCTCCATATTTATGGTCTTGTTATAGGAAGAGTAGTACTCCTCGTATATTTCCATCTGTGCCTGCTTGGCAAATAAGTTGAAATCAGCAGGTGTAATATAGCCGTAGTTATTCTTATTTATAACAGATAGAACTGTATTTCTAACTGAGTTTATCATATTAAAAACTTTTTACAAAGATAATAAAAAAAAGCACTCTGATTAGAGTGCCTTTAGCTTTCCTTAAGAACAAAAACAATTACGCAATAGCTATTCCAGAAACAGCAAACGGTAATAATGTAACATCGTAAGTTACTTTTGTCCATCCCTCACCTAACGCTGCAACAACAGCCGCTTCAATAGCGTCTCTTTCTGTTTCAACACCAGCCCCAGCAGTAGCGTGAGTGATAGTAACAACTTTACCTCCACCGTAAGTGATAGTAACAGTAGTAGTCGATGCTTGCTCGATAAGTTTAATGTCTGTAGCAGAAACAATTTGAAATTGTTCGTTAGTTACAGGAATACTTAAAAATTTTTCCATTTTTATCTTTTGTTTATGATTAATAATCCTTGCAAAGATACTAAAAAAATATTAATCTAAATGACTCTCAAGTAATCTAAGCGTCTCAATTCCATCATCTGACTTCAGGTGTGATGCCAAGATAAATAAATGATTCTCACCGTAAGGAACTGTCAACAGTTTCTTCTTGTTTGTCTCTAGGTTAAAGTATACATCTCTTCCTTTATTTTTAAGCCTCAACACGTCCTGATCAAATAACTTAGCGCAGGTATTTTGCAACTGTAACATTGGATCATTTAGCAACTCCATAAACTTATAAGGGTATGATCTTGCGTAAACAAGCACGTCTCTCTTAAGCTCAGCGGTTGACATCTTGTCAATCTTACCTCCTAATACAACTCTAGCGACAGCCTCAAGCATATCAACCGTAAGGTCTCTTGCTGCCAACTGTGCATCCAACTCTGTAGTTAATTTGTCAAACTGTGCAGACGCATCCTTCTCTGTATTTACTTCCTCAAATATCATTCCGTTTCCTGGATGATACTCTAAGAATTTTTGTAGTACTGGATTTGTTTTTGATACACTTAGTGAACCATCAACAAATACAATAGGCTCTAAAATAGCAGAACCATCCTGCTCATCCTCGAAAGGTGTCTTCTGGTTTCTTGCATATCTAAGTGGTCTGTTTGATTTTCCGTCAAAGTAGTATAACGGACTTCTTGAAGTGTTCTTCGATGTCAACATATATGACAGCGGAGTATTTCTTTTTTTTAATACGTAGATTCTATCTACTAATGCAGTTTCTTTGTTCATTTGATATAATTTAATTTGTTAAAAAAATAACAGGGAGAGTATCTCATCTCCCTGTTAGGTATTTATTTATTACTAGCTATTAGCTTCGAATAAGAAGAAGTTGTTAGCACCTAAAGTACATAAAGCTCTTTCTGATAAGAAATGTACTTCCATAGCATCTAAGCTAGAGTTAGAAGCACCACCAGCAGAACCAGTAATCCAAGTCTTGTAGCGACGATCTTCTGTTTCAGAAGCTCTGTAACGTACGTGTAAGAATGGTCTCTTAGCGTTTTTACCTAATACTTGGTCATAAACAGTTGTAGATCCAGCAGGAACTAACACTCCGTTAATAGCACCACCAACTACTCCACCACGTGTAGCAGCATCGTTTAAGTATTTCCAGTCAGTCTTGTAGAAGTCGTAACCTCTTCTGAATCCTGTAAACCCTAAGTTCAAGGCCATATCCTTATCGTTATCGAACAAACCGTAAGATGTACCACCAGCTCCGTAAGAGTTTTGAGAAGCTAACATATCATCGATATCGAAAGAGAACTGACGATTAACGAATAACACATTCTCTTGGATAGCACCTTGCTTGTCAAGACGTTGGATAATAGTATCGAAGTCAGACAATGTAGTTGGGTTACCACCACCCCATACGTTTCCTCTTTGAGAAACTGAGTAGAATAAACCTTCAGAACCTTTGTTACCAACATTACCTGTTGTAGCAGCAGCTCCTGAGTTAGTCTCAGCTGGTACAGCCTCAATCATAGCTAACTCTAAGTAATCCTCAAATCTCAAACGAGTTTCGTGCTCTGATTTGATGTACCATAAGTAACCTGTAGCTCCATTCTCAGAAGTAACCTCAACCCATCCGATTTGAGCCATATCCGAACCAGATACTGCGTACTTATCTTTGATGATTATTGGGCTGTTCTCTAAGAACAAGTCATCAGCCTCTAAAGACTGTTCCATTCCTTCAGTTCCTTTTCTGAACTCAGAACCATAAACGAATGCAGTAACTACATCTGTAGTTGCAAAAGTTTGACCACCAGCCTCGTAGTAAGCTACGTCAAAAGTTCCAGCCGCGTAGTCAACATCAGTGATGATAGCCTTGTTAGATTTAGAAGCCTCATTGTTATCTGATAAGAAAACAGTTTGACCAATTCTAAAAGCAATTCCACCATTCCCTGGTATTAAAGTATCATTCACTGTAATAGTAGCAGTGTCAGATGCAGCAGCAGCGTCAGAAGCACAGTTTACATATTTAGTGTGTAAACGACCTTGCTCTGCCCATTTGATAAGGTCAGAAATAGATGGCATCTCAGCTCCAACTGATCTTAAGAAAGATGCAACTGAACGGTTACCATATCTTTCAAACTCTTTCTCGTAAGTATCTGGAAGATACTGATTCAAGAAGTCAAAGTTTGTAATGTAATTTGATGCTAAAGTTTTTCTCTCTGCTGAAGGCTGCAAATCAAAGCCTGGTGTAGATAATACTCCCATTTTGTTTTAATTTTTTAGTGTTATTTTATACTTTTAAACTTAAGTCCACGACCACCACCATCGTCTATACTTTTTACTTTAACTCCTGATGAGCTGATAGATTGAGGAGATGTTCTCACATCCATATCAATGTTTTTAGTTTGTTTGGCGGTATCTAATAACGCCTCAGCTTTACCTTGCTCATAAAAGAACCTAGCAAATTTTTCAGGATTCATAGCTACAGATAAGGATCTGTGATAACCAACAGCGTCTGAAATTAACCCATCGTTATCTAAATACTTAGATATATAATTTGTCAAATCAGATTGAGACTTCTTTAAGTCTGCTGGATCACCAGGTAAAAACTTTAAATCCTTGTCACCAATATTGAAATCAAAACCTTTGAAATCTTGGTTGAAAAGTTCTTCAGTCTTCTTCTGAAAATACTCAGACTTTTTGTAACTCTCTTGCTGCACGGTCTGTGCGTCTTGAACGTATTTCTTGTAAGCGTTGTAGCCTTCCTTATCCTCATCTGGAACTGAGCTACCCCTTGACTCAAGTGGCGACTTGTACTGCTCCTTCTGATCTTCAAAAAACTTCTTAGCTTTGGCAAGCTCTTTCTTCTTGGCAATTTCTTTCTTCTTAATATCCTTCTCCTCATCGAAGTCTGGATCATATCCAAATCTATCTTCGATCATATAGTTGATATCCTCGTCATCCAAGTCTGACTCGGTAACTGAGTAATACTCAGCTAAAAGTTTTTCTGGAGATAATTTACTGAAGTCTTTACTTAAATTCATAAAGTCATCAATACCCCTGCCAGTTTCTTTTTTATACTTTAAGAATGCTGAAACATCTGAGGGTAACTCCTCATTCTGTTCACGCTCCTTAAATAATTCATCAACAGAGTTGATGTCCTTATTGTATCTTCCTTTGATGTAGGACAATACGTCCTCATCTCTTAATTCTGGAGTAGTTTCAACTTGTTCATTAGTTTCAACCTGTTCATTCTCAATGAACGCTT